TGGCGCATCTGGAAATACTTGCCTTACCATTGATATAATCTTTTTAACAGTTAATGAATGAACAGCCATTAATCTGAATCCCTTCCAAGCATACCCATATGCTCCCAATTTCTTGTTTCATCTTCCCAAATAAAATTAGCATCTTTCCATCCGCCACTTAAAATCCAAGTAATAGACGGAAGTGCTACCGATGTAAATGAAGGCGTAGTGCCTAAAGCAGTAGCAGTCCAAGAAGGCGTAGTTGGCAAAGCAGTTACAGACATCGATGGCGTTGTCCCTAATGCATTAGAAGACCAAGATGGCGTAGTGGGTAATGTTACTAAAGTTTTAGCCATTTAACCAGCCCTTAAAAGTTGTATTCCTCTATCATAGTCAGCTTGTAATTTCGCTTGTTGTTTTTCATACCAGCTATACTCTGCCGCATCTACCGATAATCTTGTTTGTGCTTCATTTGCATAAGCTTGAGATATTCCAATTTTAGTTTGAATTTGTTGTAAATAAGCATTGGCAGTAGAAATATATCCTTGCGCTGTATTTGCGTATCCATTAGCAGTGCCCAAATAACCCTGCCCCGTACTACCATATCCATTTGCCGTTGCAATATACCCCTGAGCAGTACCTATATACCCAGAAGTAGTTCCTAAAAATCCTTGTGCTATGTTGCCATATCCAGTAGCAGAACCTAAATATCCTTGAGCAAGCTGAGATTCCCCATTAACTTGATTCACTCTAGCTGAAACCTCATTTACATACGCTTGTGCCTCTGAAACAGCAGCTTGAGCTTCTGAAATAAAACCTTGGCCTGCTTGTACGTGAGATGACGCAAGTTCAACATCTTCAGCCGTATTTGCAGTAACAGCACTATCAAATTGTGTATTAGCTAGAGCCACAGCAGTATTAACCCTTCCAGCAGCAGTGGCTATTGCCGCAGTTGCCGTATCGACGCTACTACCAACAGAGGTCAATGCTGCATCTAACGTACTATTAGTTAAAGCTACTTCCGCAGCCATCTTGTCTATCTCAGCATTAGCTAGAGCACCTTCAGCTGTTGCCTTATCTACTTCTGCATTAGCTAAAGCAACTTCAGCAGCCATTTTATCCACCTCTGTATTGGCTAAAGCAACTTCTGCAAATGCTTTGTCTACCTCTGCATTTGCCAAACCTATTTCCGTAGCTGCGCTATCTGCTATCGTAAGTGTTTCGTCTATTTCAGCGTTAATCGCGGTTAAAGCAGTTGTTATATCTGAATTGCCAAGCTTACCACTCATATTCTGCTGTAATGCTTTTATAGCAGCATATGTTGTAACCAAATATTCAGCTTCATTTGGAAAATTGGTAATTGTACTAAGACTACTTGCATCTAGAGCAGAGCCTTGATTATAAGTAGGAATTGAAACTAACTTGCCAGTACCAGTTGGGAATACAGTTACAAGAGCATCTTGTATATAGTAAGCGGGATCTGTCGCAGTAGCATATTCCATATCAGAAGAATCTTGTATACGACCTCTTCTTCTAGCAGGCACTTTTCTACAAGGTTGATCTATCGTACCATCATTCCTCATAACATGTAGTATTTTACTTCCCTCAGAAGTGGTAGTATTTGTAAAAGATGTTTCTTCTGCTACTCGCTCCTGCATATCGCGAGGCATAGCATTAATAACTTCATTAGCACCTTCTGTGATAAACGAATCTAAAGCAGTTTCGTCACTAAAAGCACCAATTAAATCTACTACTTGTGCGCTAAATGTTGCCATCTAATTATTTCTTTTTCTTTTTAGAAGATTTCTTTTTCTTTTTGTAAGACTTCTTTTTCTTAGAAGATTTCTTTTTCTTCGGTCTTCCGACCTTGCTTCCATAAGTTCCTTTTCCATAAGGCATATTAAAATCCCTTCCACCGTTTATCGGATTTATTCATTTTATCAAAGCTTTCTTCGTAGGAAATAGTGTTAAACTCTACATCCGTTCTTTTTCCAGCTTCAGTTCTCATAAAAGAGTTTGTTGTAAATTTTGGCTTAGAAGCTCTTTTACCACACTCTCTGCAATAGAACCAATGCTCTGGATTAGGCTCTTCGCAATGTTGGCATTTAGGCATCTTAACCTAAGTAAACTATAATTACTGCAACTGTGTAAGGCGCAATCTGAACAGCGGTCATACTTTGAACCGCTCCACTAGAACTGTCTAGCGTCTGCCAGAAGTCATTAATTAACTTTGACAATGTACCTGCTGTACCACTATCTTCAGTTCCAGATGGAATTTGCCCTACTATAATTTTTGTTATCGTGTTATAAGCTGCCATACTATCTCCAATTTTAAAATTTTTAGGATTTTTGGGGCTAGCCCTTTATACGACCAGCCCCACAGTATCCAAAACTGCTTACCTTTATCTATTTAGGTAATTAAGCACTCGCAGATTCGACAACCAGAACAGTTCCAATTGCAGTAGGATTATACCCACTAAGATGCCAATTAGTACCATCACATAAAAATGTGAGTCTCATTCCTTCTGTCGTCTGAGCTACTGAACCGTCTACAGTTATTTTTGACAATCCATCAACATCATCAACCGTGCTGTTTGCAGCACCAGTGACAATATAACCGTATATATCAGTTCCGTCAGCACCAGTTGTTACAGAAAAATCTGCATCGTCATCACAGGCAACTGTGAAACAGAAATCAAACCATACACCTTCAGAATCTGAAGCTGTTGGCAGAGTTATTGCAACATCGTTATCTACTGTTGACATATCAACAAGATATAGAGTCCCAGACTCAGCATCTGTTAATGTTCTTGTCACAGCAGCGCCATTATCAATATTCTGTATTGCGCGCTTTTTAGTATTATAGCTTCCGCTACTAGTATTTAATGATTTATTATACACTCTTTAACCTCCTACTATAATTCTACTTGATAAAGTGCGTGAGATTCTGGAAGCGTGACTTCTAAGCCTGCTTCAGTAAGGATCATATCCTTTCTCAAGTCTTCATCTGAGTTTTGTACGTTAGTTAAAATTGATGTATCTCTATTAACACCATTACCTACTAATGGACGATAAGATACTTTACTCATATCAACCATTGCCATCATATTGGCAGAAATACCGCGAAATAGCGGTTCTTTGACCAAGTGCATAGTACCATGAACAGTTTCAATGGTATATACTTTATGACCAAAAGCACCTGCGCGTTCTTCCAACGCCATTCTATATGGGGCTTGGTTAGTAGTTGTAGCAGCGCCACTCAAAGCAGCACTAGCATTATGTGCCATACTTGCGCTCAAGAATGAACTTGAACCAAGTTTATTAAAGAAAGTAATTACAGGAAGACCTGCAAGAACTAACTTTTCACTTGCTCCGCCACGAGCTGGATCGAACATTACTTCCATATCTGAAAGCAAACGATCATATGTCAACTCTGCGCTAGCTACACTTCTAAAATATGGTTCGCCAGCTGTATAAGTCATATCACCCGTACCAAGAATTGCTTTACCATTCTTTAGAATATGTCCAACAATACCTTCAGTATACTGGATAGAACTTACACGAGCTCTTTGCCCGAATAGCAATGCTCTCTCAATATCTACCTTATGCTCACGAAGTTTAAGAGCCCAAATGCGCTCCCATTCATTTGCATAACCACGATAACGAGTAGCAATTGCCGTATTCGACATTTCAGCTGCGGTCTTAAAGATCTGCGTATAGCCGAAATCATCTTCGATTTCACTAGACCATACATCAGGTGATCCACTTCCTTCTTGAAATGAAGTACCAATTACTTGGCAATTATCATTATCAGCGATAATATCCTCACCTGTAATAGCACTATCTCCAGAAGTTACTGTATTAGATATATTAATAATCTTACCAGTAAATGAGGTAGATGTACCTAAGTCAGCAGGAGCGCTTTCTACACGGACTAAAGTCTGTGAATAACCAGCAGCTCCACTAACAGTATTTACGGCAAAGACCATTCCTTTTGTAAGGAAATCAACCGATGCACCGCCAGAAGCTGTTCCACCCGTAGCACTATCTGAATCAACTGTAAATGTATAAGAGCTTCCTGCGCTTACAGCAGAACCTCCGTTTACACCAGCAGCCATTTTAAAATTACGAGTAGTCCAATCAATCTTAGAACGATTTTCTAAGAACCGAAATACAGGATCGTCCGTTGGCGCTTTTGCAACTTTTGAAAGATATACAAAAAACG